ACGGTCTAAGCCGCCAAAGGTTTAGGGCGAATCCTGTAAAGGACAATTCTCCGAAAAAAGCAATTTGACTTTGTTCAACTTTTTTTAGGAGGATATGCCCAATGTCGTTTGAAATCACCACAGCGTTTGTGAAACAATTCAGTGCGAATGTGTTTCACCTCTCCCAACAGCAAGGCTCACGCCTGCGAATGGCTGTTAGGAGTGAATCGCAAGTCGGCAAGAGCGCCTTCTGGGATCGGATTGGAGCCTCAGTAGCTCAACTGAAACCATCTAGGCACAGTGATACACCCCAAAATGATACTCCACACTCTAGGCGAAGAGTTGATCTCGCTGACTTCGAGTGGGGGGATCTAATCGATGATGCGGATAAAGTCCGCCTTCTCATGGACCCAACCAATGAATATGCCAAATCAGCGGCATGGGCACTTGGTAGAGCCATGGATGATGTAGTCATCGCAGCTTTCAATGGCAGTGCCTTTGGAGGAGAAGAGGGCGGAACAGTAGTTCCACTCCCCGATTCCCAAAGACTTGTCGCCACCGACGGTGTGACAGCCGCAGGTGTAAACCTTAATGTGAACACATTAAGGAGAATCAAAGAGATCATCGACGGAAACGACGTTGATCCAAGTATTTCCAGACACATCGTTGTTAACGCCAGCATGCTGAGAAGCCTGTTGGAAGAGACAGAAGTCACTAGTATGGACTTCAACTCGGTGCGGGCACTTGTGTCCGGGGAATTGAATACCTTCATGGGATTCAATTTCATCAGGACTGAGCGTTTGCTCAGACCAACTGGGGATATCGCTTTCACTCTGGCAACAGGTGCAATCGGTGGTGGAGACACCCTGGTGGCAGCTACAGGCAGGGCAGGCTTTGCCTGGGCACAGGATGGAATGATGCTGGCAACAGGTCAAGATATCCGTGGTGAAATCGCTCGAAGACCTGACAAGAGTTTCTCAACTCAAGTCTTCGCTTCCATGAGTATAGGTTCCACTCGGATGGAAGAGGAAAAAGTCGTTGAATTCAACGTCAAAGAAACCTGATAGTTTTTAAAGAGTGCGGGGGGATTCGGATTCCCCCGTTTAAATTCAACATTAACCATGAGGTGAAAAATGGCTGATATCAATATGGATAATGCCCAAAAGCGGGTAAACATCCCAAGTGAAAAAGTAAAAGTGAACCAACAGCATGGCCGCTTGCGAGTCATGTTTGATGAGTTTGATTTCCTATCAACGAGTTCGCTGCCTACGGGTGACAACTTTTTGGTGATTTCAAACGACATTGGGCATATCCTCCTAAAAAAAGTTGAACAAAGTCAAATTGCTTTTTTCGGAGAATTGTCCTTTACAGGATTCGCCCTAAACCTTTGGCGGCTTAGACCGTCACTCAGGGAGCGACATGGGATCGTTTAAACGATTGTCCCATGTCTTCAAGCTAAATAGGATTCGCAGATTTGTCAAGCCTGCATACTTTGCGTAGTGAGTTTTGACATTTCATCCACCGCCCGCTTGTGGTCTGGGTGGTCCTTATTCCAATAGGCATGGTCTTTCTGGCCACGAATGGTGCTGATTTTCTGGCTGGCTTCCTCTGCTGTGGTGCCCAGGTTGGAAATATTGTCACCCCGGAAATGATCCTCAGTTAGGGCAGCCCCTACCCGAGAGAGAAACTTGTATAATTTCGTGTTGTTACCTATGCCAGCATCATTGGTCATCAGGTTGGTAAAGGTCTTTTCATCATCATCAAACTGACTAATTACGGTCTTGGCCTTCAACATGGTGTCGTTGTAATTGGCACCTTCAGCTTGTTTAAACGCATCAACCTCTTCCCTAATGGTCTGCTCTGCCCTAGATTGTAATTCCTTCGCATGGTCCGTGGAAAACTGTGTGTGATAGTCCACAATTTTCTGAGCCTGCTGTGGGAGAATTCCGGCTTTGTGCGCGTTCTCAAGAAACCCCTTGAAATATGAGTCTTCAGCACCCAGGTTATCAGGGGCCTTCACTGTGTAATCCTCCAGTTTTGCTGGATTTCCGAGTTTTTGGAAAATTCCCTGCCATTCATCATCTGTCGCATGTTTGGCTGGGATGACGAGTTTGTCGGCTCCGATCATTTTCTGACCTGCCACATAGCTTTTTATGAGATTTTCCACGCCAGTAATGGCCTTTAATGAGGGATCACCAGCGACATCTGCTGGGAGATCTTTAAAAGCAGTCAACCATGCCCCTGGCTCTGGTGCCGGAGGATCTACTGGTGGTGGGTTCAGTAATGAAGGGTCTGCTGGTGGCGGTGTCACTACAGGTGGGGTTACCACAGGGGGTGTCACTACCGGGGGTGCTGGGTCTTGGGTATTAAATAATGTCGCTGGGTCCGCTGCCATATAAATTGTCCGCCTCTCTACTTTGTTTCATTAATTGTTCAATTTGCTTTTCATCCATATCAGTAAGGTTCAGAATCCGTATGACCATCATTCTGAGCCCCTCGTTGTAAGCCGTTGTATAGGGGTTTGGATCGAAATTTGTGGAGGTGTATCCGCTGGCCTTCATCATATCCCAGAGGACCGCTTTGCCTTTTTTATTACAGAAAACTACCTTGTAATCAATGGCCTTTTCGACCACCTTCTCCGAACCATCTGCCATCTACCCGCCTATTGCACTTACGTTTGAAGCCTTGGAAGCAATTTCCGCCTCTGCTTGCCGAGACTCTTGTTCTTGAATTTGCTGCTGAGCTTCCGCCCTAGCCTCCCTGATTTCCTCAAGTTCATCCTCTGTGCGCATGATGTCTTGAGAGACTCCAAAAATTGCGGCTGCGTGTCTCACAGCTTTATCAGTGTCAAAAACATCCATGCCGGAGGGATCATGCTCAATCAGTGGGGCAACAACACTGAGTGCCCGGTTGAGGTTTTGGCTTTCAGATACTCTCTGAGCCTTGGCGATCTGGGATGAGTATTGAACTTGGATGTTTCTGCCATTGAGAATCGCTGGGGACTTCTCAAACTCTCCCTCGCGCCTTCCCATAATATTGAAGACCCTATCAATAAGAGGTCTGAGTAATTCAAACTGCTGCCTCCCGAGAATCGGGCCTAGAAGTCTTAGTTTTTCCTCTGTCCGTTGGAGGACTTCGGTGGCTGTCATTTGTGGGCCTTCATTGAGTTGAAGCTGATCAACAAAGAAGGCTGCTCGAATTCTGTTACGAACGTCCTGCATCACCTCTTGGGAGATATCAATTCTGCCACCTGTTAAAAGAGGCCGGATATCATCTCCACCCCTGTCTATATAGTTCAAGCCACCTGGAGTGGTTTTGATTGGGAGCATAACTCCATCGTTTGGAATCATTAGAGGAGGATCTACAATTTTCTGGGCTGATCTGATGGTCACAAGCATCATAGCGTTGAGCATTTTGATATCTGCCAGTGCCTTCATTGCTGGAGAGCGGCCATAAACTTCGCCACCAATTTTCACCCAACGAGGGACAACATATGGAAATTCCTTAAACCCAGATTCACTGATGACCATATTGGCCTGTCTCAGAACGTGGATAGAAGCAAACTTAAAATTACTAGGCAGTTTATTATTATCAAAGTCATCTCTTGGAAAAACGGCGTGGATGATCTCGAATTCATCCTGGTCCGATTTCCCGAAGTCAAAATTCGCGGCCTCCAGTTTTTCGATGATCTCTTGGCCAAATTCGTCCTTGATTTTCTTTTTGGTCCATTTAAATGTCCTGTAAATCTCATCTACTACCCCCTTATTGTTTTCAGCAATATATGCCTGATAAATAGGGTGAGAAAGAAACCGGATTACAAATTCCTTGTCCTCAAGGATCTGCATTGGGCCTGTGCCCAAAGTGACCAAATCCAGATAAAGCTCATGGATTTCAGTCTGGAAATTAGAGTTATTTAAACGAAGATGCATGCGCTCCACAACATGCTGGAACCATTTGCGCACCTCATCGAGTTTATCAATAAGGGGATCACCAGTGGTTAGCTCAAAGAAAAATGTTGCTGGGTTAGTGAGCATGGAATGCAGAGCAGAAGCCAAAAGCTCGGCGGTGTGAACTGCAGTAGAATCATATAATTTATCATGTTTCTTCTCCCCTTTGGAGAACTGTCCGAAAACATCGTCTTTTCTGGGGATGCAGAAATCTGCCACCTGCTGCCAATGGGTGTCCCAATTTTGGCGGGTGCTTTTCAATTTATTGAATCGCCGGATAATAAACGCGGCTACATCATCGGCGTGTAGGGCCATTATCCATCTCTCCTTGTGAGAATGGTCTGTGTTCTACCTGGCGCTCTGCGCCTCTGCTGTAGGATTTCTTCTCTGGACTTAAAAATTTGTCTTTGTCTGCGCTGCTCAGTTGTGAGGGCTTTCTCTCCTTTAATGCCTGGAGGTGCCTCAAACCCTTTATCAATAACATCTTTGCCAAAGAGAGTCTGAGAGCTAGCAATACCAAGCGTGAAAATGGAGGCAATGCTCTTGGTAGCCTTTTTGGGGCTGGAGAATTTCTCTTTAAACACCTTTTTGGTGCTAGACCCAAGATTGGACATTAATATCCACCTCCAAAAACATCATAATCTGAGACAGCTTGCCGTGGCAAGTCCTGAAGACTCTGTTTAAACTGCTTACTTCTGAACCCTGTGGAGAAGGCACCAAAGGCATCAGCCCCGTTGGAGGCCCAGTCATGCTTGGGCTTCATTTGGAATATCTTATTCTTGGCGTCCCATTTTCTCTGGTAGTGACTCAAGGCGAGCCGCCCTCTCTCAGTCTTCTCTTTGTCAAAATAGCACCTGGGCAATATTGTCCGGGTGGCGTGTATTCTGTCCAGCGCATCAGTTTTTGGCAAGACGCGGGGCCGCTTACCCATTAAATCCTTCCATGTATCCGCCCTGGTGATCCCTGAATCAATGTTTCTGTGGTTGGCATCCCATGGCATGGTGTGCTCTGAGTAGACATAGGGCTTTGCTAGCAGCATTTTTGCGTAATAGGGCAGCCCTTCGCCACTCATTTCGTGATAATCGATTACATGGATTCTGGGGCCTACGTCTTGAATGAACCAAATAGCAGTAGTATCATCGATGCCAAGATCCCAAAATGTATCAACTGGCAGAGCAACATCATACGGTAATCCAAGGATTCTCCCTTCAGTTTCCGCAGCTTCCATCTCTTTTCCATAGTATGCCCCAATCAGGGCTGCGGTGAAAGAACACTCGAACTCTTGCTGATATTCCTCAATTGTCATTTCCTTCCCTGCTGCAGCAAGCTCAGATTTAGGGAGGATTTTGGTTTCACTGGCTTTGTAAATTGCTGTGAACCACTCAGGGTCTTTGGTGGCCATCTCATACATATCGAAAAATTGGTTCTGCCCCTTCGGTGTTCCGATGAAAATAGCCCAGCCCAAACGGTCAGCTAGAGCAGGTCGGATCACCTGACCCCATATGGTGACATCCATTTCGGCATACTCATCCAAAACAGCCCCATCCAGGTAAATACCCCGGATCGACCCCGGGTTATCAGCACCCAGCAGCATGAACCGGATCTTGTCACCCCTATCCGGTCGAGGGATTTCAATTCTGAGATCAGCCTCATTGACTGTGACTCCTGGAATATCCTTGGTAAAATCCTTAAAATAGTCCCAAGCCACACGCTTGGCCTGCCCATAATAGGGGGCAAAATAGGCATACTGTGGGTTTTTCTTGGGATTACTCAGGCCCTTATCAATCATTTCATTAATGGAGAATACAGTTTTACCAAATCGACGGTGACAGACTAGGACGTTAAATCGTTTGAGAGCATTGTGAAGGATTGCCTGGACTTTACGGGGGATATATCCGGTTTTTACGACTTTGATTTCTCGCTCTTCGCTCAACCCAGATTCCTTCTAATTCCTGTGTCCACTACGATTGTGATGGGATGGGCAGCGTCCCCCTTGTGAGTTACGGAGTCACCAAATTTTTCAGGGTTATCGACTTTCGCTGCCCACTTCAGTGTGTCAATTTTCAGCTTATCTTTCCGGCTGGTCATGGAAGTGGTCTTTCGAGCCACATCCACAGCCTCATCAGCGAATTGCTCGCCCCTCACTATTTTGGCCTCATCCATAGCATGTTTAAACTCCTTGTGCTGGGTGGCCCAATATCGAATTGTGGAAACTGGGGGAATGGCTTTCATTTGGGCAATTTGCCTTAGAGTCATTCCCTCACAGAGATATTCAACAATGGCCTGAGCTGTGGTGATATTGTATGGATATACGGTTTTTCCCCTGGCACGACCCACAACAAGGACAGATTCAGGATCAGCGACCATTTTTCCGCCCTCGGTTTTCACCAGGTCATACGGTAATTTCTTAGTGATTTTCTTGCCTTCGGCCATTCTTTGGGCCATCTGGCGTTGAGGTTTTTGGGTAGCTTTCAGATCACCAGTTTCCGCGTCACGAAACTCCAGTAAACCTGCCTCATTCTCTGAGATAATCTCTGTATCCGCCATAGCCGGTTAAACCCTATACCCAAATTTAGTGAGGTGTCCAATCCGTGGACGTTTAAACCGTCCCTGGTTTCCCTCGCTTTTAGTCTAGCACGGGGGTATATTGGATTTTGACCATTTCAGGGCTCCAAAGGGGAAAGGGCCGCTAGACATCCAGGCTAGCGGCCCTATTTTTGATCGGGGTGTTGGAAAACTTAGGCTGACTTTTTGGTAGGGGTTTTCTTGGATGCTGTGGTTGCCTCTTTGTCGGCGTCCTTTTTGGCTCTTGCCTCTTGTTTCGCCATGGCCTCCTCTTTTTCCTGCTCTGCGGCGACAGCAAGATCAAGGACAAATTTTAGGTCGTCCTTGCAGAATTTGATTTTAGCATTGGCAGTTGAACCAGTGTCCGAGCAATGCTGGTAAAAGGTCTTCATTTTATCTGAATACACGATTTCTCCTTTCAAAAATTTGGGGCTTCCGGATTGCACTCCATCCACCCCGTCCTGACACGAAAGGAGCTTTCGGTAGGAACTTTAGTATATCAAAAAAGTCCGCCAAACGCACTATACTTTTCGGGATCTATAGTTTTCCCGAATGCCCCCCTCAATATTGTCCGCGAATCTTAGCACCATATCACGGAAACGCAACATCGCAGGCTGGCAAGTTGGGCAACTCATCCATATTTTCCCATCTCCCACGGACCTGCGTTTCTCCGCTTGCCCTCTCTTTTGGCTCAGGCGCAGGTAGAATTTCCTCCATCCACTCGGAAAGGGTCCCGTTGCTTTCTTCTGACAGAATACACATTTCGCCATTTTTCATTTATCCCCCCAGAGCTTGGCTTTTAGTTCACGGGCTTTTTCTCCGTAGTCTGACCCAAGATTTTTATAGTATCTATTTCCATTGTGATCTGGCCCCGTCATCGAGCCTCCATAAAACTCAACCGTGGGCCTCACCGTCTCAGTGAACAGCTCCCAGGCGTCTTCAAAACCTTTCAGGTATCCCCTGCGCCTACAGTCGCCAGTTGAATTATAATCAAAACCTCTACACTCTATAGAGCCTTCATCCCTCTTATCTTTCACCCATTGCGGCATTCCAGTCATTTCGGCTCCGATATATCTGTCCGCTTCATTCCCTCAAGGACGAGCTTGACTCTGGGCCATTTTTTAGCAAATTCAGGCCACCCAAGGCTATGTTGCTCCGCGTGATCTCGCCTACACAAAGACATTAAATTACCAGGCACATCATCTCCACCAGCTCCCACTGATGTCAGATGGGCTGGATCTGAGGGCTGTCTGTGTCTACAAGCCACACAGGGAAGGACTCTAAATCTCTCTAGGCACACCTCATCCACAATTCGTTTCTTTTTTTCAAGCATCATTCCCCCTATATTTCTCTGCGGCTTCGATAGCCATTGCTCTACATGGCTTGCACCAGCCATCTCTTGCGATCTTATTCAAATCCTCCAGCAGCTTTGCGCTCTTGGCTTTCTCTTTCTTTAAATCATATTCATGATCACAATCACCAAATATTCTGAGCCACATGCCCGTAATATATGGGATACCTTTCTCTCCATTCTTGGCAGCATATTCGATGATAGATTTATTGCCTAAAACGCTTGATGGGCAAGTTAGCCTTATCTCAAAGATTGCAGAAACACCCCACTCCCTGCCCCAGTCGGCTCCTTCTACAAAAGAGCAGTTCCAGTCGCTTTGCACTCCAGAGTCACCATAGGGCAGTGACCATTCTTCACAGTGTTTTTTGCAAGCCTCATCGCGCTCTTTTTCGTAGCTCATAACCGCGTCACCTGCCAATAATAGGAAACATACACAGGAGGGGGATCAGTTTTGACCGCACTCATCCCATCGTGTTTTTTCTCATATAGCCGTTGAAAGATTTTCCTGGTTTCTTTTTTGGATTTCCCGGCCCCATCTCCCGGTTTTCGGGTGAAATAGACCACCATGACCCACCACGGGCTGTCATTCCACTTTTTCATCATGCACATGGCCTTCTCATTGACTCTCTCTTTGTGCTTGTGCCAGGTGTAGCGGACCACGTTTTTAACCCTACTTGTCTCTGAAACTTTGATTTTAT